TCCATCAGGCATTGCATCCACGGCGCGGTTCGGGGCGCATACGCTGAGTCTTACCATTGCCCCGAATGGCATCGCATCGACAGCCGCACTCGGCACGCCGATAGTCAGCACATCGCCCACCATCGCGCCGAACGGGATTGCGTCTACAACGGCATTCGGCACGCCGGTTATTTCGGTCACAGTTGCGCCTTCGGGGATTGCCTCGGCTGTGCGATTTGGCGCTCACACGCTTGCGACGACGATAGCGCCAAACGGGATTGCATCGACAGCGGCGCTCGGTGTGCCGTCTGTTGCGCCTGTGATTACACCGAACGGGATCGCGTCAACGGCTCGATTCGGCAATCACACGGTGAGCGCGATACCGACGATTGCCCCAAGTGGCATTGCGTCCACGGCACGGTTCGGGGCGCACCTTATTAGTGTCACGATTGCGCCCGTTGGTATTGCATCAACGGCATCGCTTGGTGCGCCAACAATTAGTTTATCTACCAGTGAGATGCCAGACAGCGCAACATTGACGCAAATATTTGTGTCTGCGGCGGTGGTTCAGGTAATTCCAACGGCAACGATCACGGCAGTTAATGCGCGTGTGGTTTCGGGAGATTGTTATGAGTGTGACTGCAACTAGTCTAGAAATGTTGCGTGGCGACACCGCGCAACTCAATGCAACGGTGAAAACAGGTTCGTCGGTGTTTGATTTGACGGGCGCAACGGTGAAATTTACCGCAAAGCAAAACATCAGCGACAGCGCGGCACTGTTTCAAAAAACAATTGGCGGCGGGATCACCATTACCAACGCATCACAAGGGGCGTTGTCTATGGAGATTGCGCCCGCCGATACTGTCGCACTCACCGACGAATCAAGCCTGCTGGTTTGGGACTTGGAGATTACACTCGGAAGCCAAGTATTTACCGTGGCGCATGGTGATTTGCGCGTTACGCTAGATGTAACACGCCCTTAACTATGCTACGCACCGTCTCACCCACCGCGCCATTGAGCGCATTGACCAAGATACTCAGCCAACGCGAATTGGACGCGCTTATGGCTGAGGTCTTGGACGCTGCACGTAAGCGCGTGGCGGCGCAAGCGTTGCCGCTGATTGACATGGAGTTTCGCGGCGGCGCGGTGCAATTGTTGGCAAGCGAGGCGGGCGAAGCGATGCTGTCAGGGCCAGCCGAGACGGGCAAGACGATTGGCTCACTGGTCAAGTTGCACAATCTGGCGACCAAATACCCAAACGCGCAACTCGCCATCATGCGCAAGACATACGCCTCTACGGTTGCGTCAGTGGCGCAATCATTTAAGCGCAAGGTGCTGACTAACGCCGGATTTACGGTTGAGCATTATGGCGGTGAGCGCCCGCAGTGGTTTGACTATCCCAACGGATCGCGGATTTGGGTGGGCGGCATGGATAACCCTAGTAAGGTGCTGTCGCAAGAGTTAGACGGCGTGTATGTCAACCAGTGCGAAGAGTTAGAGCTAGAGGATTGGGAGACGCTCAGCACGCGCACAACAGGTCGCGCCGGTAACGTGCCACACGCGCAGCTATGGGGTGATTGCAACCCCGGCCCGCCGACACACTGGATATTGCAGCGGCGCAACGAAAAGAAGTTAGCATTTTTTGAGTCACGGCACGAAGACAACCCGTTGCTATTCCGCGCCGACGGCACAATTACCGAGCAAGGGCGGCGGTCACTTGCCAAGCTCGATAGCCTTACCGGTGTGCGCTTGCAGCGCTTGCGCTATGGCCGATGGGTGCAGGCTGAGGGGACGGTATATGACGGCTACGATTCGACCGTCCACATGATTGACCGTTTTGAGATTCCGGGTGATTGGCCGCGTTATCGCGTCATTGACTTTGGCTACGTCAACCCGTTTGTGTGTCAGTGGTGGGCGGAGGATTACGATGGGCGGCTGTATCGCTATCGTGAAATCTACATGACCAAGCGCACTGTAGCCAGTCACGCGCAATTGATTAACACGCTGAGTGGTAATGAGCGCTACGTGTCAACGATTGCAGACCATGACGCGGAAGATCGGGCGACGCTGGCCGAGCATGGGATTTACACCACGCCTGCGGATAAGGACATATCGACCGGCATTCAGATGGTCGCGGATCGGCTGCGAGTGCAGGGCGACAAAAAGCCGCGCCTCTATTTTATGCGCGACTCACTGGTTGAAATAGATAGCGACTTGATGGACGCACGTAAGCCGCTATGCACCGAGCAAGAGATTGACGTGTATGTGTGGCCGAAGGCGACAGACGGACGACCGGTGAAAGAACAGCCGGTGAAAGAGTTCGACCACGGCATGGATGCGATGCGGTATCTCATCAAGCAAGTTGACGGCAGGCGCGGGGATGGCTACGGCTACAACCCACTCAACAACTATCGCGGTTAGTCATTGGACAAAAACATGGCAACGTTTTGGAGCAGACTTATGGCAGGATTTACAAGCGGTGTGCGCGGTTTCCGCGAGGGATATTTAGCGGCCAATGTCCGCGAGGGTGAAGAGTTTGAGTCATGGGATGGGCGGCGATCACGCTACGATATTCTGTGGAGCTACTTTGAAAACACCGCCTACCGCAACATCCACACATGGGCGCAGGCGTATAAGAGCAACTACGGCCTATATCGTTTCACGCGCAACGTTTACAACCCTGCACACCGACTGGGTAAATTCTACCGAACGCGGCTCATGGGGGGCAAGCTAGACCCATTGGCGGGCGATGGTAAAGGTGTGCCGTCTGCGTTGCCGATTGTGACCGAGAACGACGCGCTACGTGTCGCAATTGCGGCGGTATGGCGGGCGAGCGGTTGGCAAGTTAGCAAAAGCATTTACACGCTACTTGGGCCAGTGTTGGGCGATGTGGGTTTGCAGGTCATTGACGACACGGCCCGCGAGCGCGTCTATCTCAAAGTGATACACCCTGAGACGGTCAAGTCGCTGACACTCGATGAGTTCGGCAACGTCAAGGGCTACGAGTTGGAAGAGTGGCGGGAAGACCCGAATAGCACCGAGCCGACCGGCGGCATGGATATGGATGTTCGCTACGGTGAGATTGCGGTGAGGGATGGCGACAGCGTTAAATACACGACGCTAAAGAATGGCAAACCGTTCGCGTGGAATGGTGAGGAAGCCGAGTGGACGGTGGACTATGGCTTTATCCCTCTCGTAATGGCCCAACATGACAACGTGGGGCAAGATTGGGGGTGGTCTGCCGCGTATCCCAACCTCAGCAAGTTCCGCGAGGCTGATGACATTGCATCAAAACTCTCCGACCAAGTGCGCAAGATGGTGGACGCGCCTATGCTGATGGCGGGCGTTCAAGACCCTAACAAGACGGTGCAGCCAAAGGCGACCACGCCGACGAATGACGGCAAAAACTCTGACGCGGGGCGCGAGGGTATCCCCGTCATCTATGCCACGGACGCAAACGCAAAAGCTCAGTTCTTGATTGCGCCTCTGGATATTGCGGCCACGGTGACGCACATCCAAGAGTTATTGCAAGAGATTGAGCGCGAATATCCAGAACTTCGGGCTGATGTGTTCGCGGCTGGTGGCGACATTGCAGCGCGGGCGCTGCGCCTTGCACGGCAAGACTCCACGACGAAGGTTATTGAGTCGCGGGCCAACTATGACAATGCGCTGGTTCGTGCGCAGATGATGGCCGTATCCATCGGCGGTATGCGCGGCTATGAGGGTTATCAGGGCTTCAACCTCGACAGCTACAAGGCTGGCGATCTTGAGCATACGATTGGTGAGCGGCCAGTGTTTGAGGTGGACACCGTTGACGCGCTGGAAGAAGAGAAGCTATTTTGGGACACGGCAGCGGCGGCGGTTCGTAATGGCGTGTCTCTCCCGCTGTGGCTCAAGTGGCAGGGATGGGATGATAAGCGGGTGGCCGAGATTGAAGCGTCGGCAGATTACAAGTCGCGGCAAGAGTTATTGAACGCGGGAAATCAGTTTAATCGGAGGGGGGCATGATTTTAACTTTTACAGCCAGCAATTTAACCGCTACACAGCTAGACATTTTGAATTCTGTAGCGGCTTTAACAGATTTACACACAAGGGACGCGGTTCAACCTGAGGCAATATGGGCAGTGCTTCAGCACATCAAAAGTGGAATGCCTGATTTTTTGGATTCTGCAAGTGGCGCTAATGTATTTGGCCCATGTGGGTGGGCAGACATAGCAAGCCACATGCTACACATATCCCGCATAATCGAAAAAGGTATAGATGAACGCCATTTGCAGCCTAAACTAGATCAAGGCCCATCCGTTAGATATACGCAACTTGCAGACGGATATTGGGCTGTTTTTTGTGGGTCAGAAATGCTTTGCAAATGCGTTGATGAGCAAACTGCCCGCGACAAACTAGAGAAGGCATTGGAGATTAGGCACTAGCCAATGACCCCACATGAACACGCCGTAGCCATCGCCACGCGCACAATCAACCGTCTTGGCGACATGTTCGACGCACTCGGCACAGCCGAGCAGGGCGGCGGGCTGTATGACCTCTATCGCCTGCTCTACGCCGATGTGCTGGATGTGTTCGATGTGCAAATCATCGAACTGCGCCTGCGACGATTTGAACTTGACGCGCTGGCGATGGTGGACGGTTGGCTTGACGATGCGTTTACACTAGGGAATGAGATTGCGGGCGAGCAACTAAGCGCACGCGGGTTCATCGCGTCGGCGCTGTTGGCGCTGGCCGTGCCTGCGCTCAATCTGGCGCGTGAGGCGGTCAACGCGGCGCTGAAATCACAAACCGTGCGGGCGCTGTCGTCGGTGAAACTCGGCATTGATCCTGCACTGATCTTTGGCGATGCAACGCGCCCCGGCATCTTAGCCGCTGGCCCAATGGTGCGCGAGATTGCCCGCTGGCTGGTGACGGTTGCCAATGAGACGCAAGAGCAAGCGGTGAGCCAAACGCTGACGGATGCGGGCGAGGATATAACGCAATGGGGCAAACAAGCCATTGCCGCGATTGATGAGCGCACAACCGAAACGTGTCTGCTTGTGCATGGGCAGGTGCAGCCATTTGACGCGCCGTTTGAGCTAAGCGGCAAACCGTGGGATCAGGCGCAGTTCTACGGGTTCAGCGACCAAAAGCCGCCGTTTCATTGGTGGTGCAGAGACACAATGGCGCTTGTGCTGACGAGTGAGGCAAACGACAGCATGACCAAGCGCATGAGAGACGCGGCGGAGGCCGAGTTGTTGGCGCGGGCGGATAAGAGTAGGCAAGAGATACACCCCGCAAACGCATTCAGTCGGCGCGGCGTGTTGGCTGGGTAGACTTTGGCAGCGCAATCGTGCTATAACAGTTGTATGCGTAGATATTCTTGGGACTATCCAGAAATAACATATGAGCCGCCAAAGTCATACAAATGGGAAGATTCCCCATTAAGCGATCTTATAAACGGCATGATGCCCAATCGCAAGGTTACTTCACTTGGCACAAAGGTTGTTGGAATATGCACAGTGCATGGCGATGTTTATCCACGAAGGTTTTACATCAAGCATTATGTTCACAAGCTTTGGCGTGCATTAAAGCAAGATGGAATCCATTTACCAAACCCTGCTAGAACTGAAATGGGCAAATGGATGGAAGAGTATATGTCTTATTGTGAAGACTCTGAGCCTATTGCGCCTCCGAGTGGGGACGCATGGATGCCGCAATGGACGATAGAAAGGCGTGAAGGCGATTGGACGGCAGAGCAGATTGAATCTGGATTAGCGCCTGAGCCATATGAAGTAACAACGCATAGCGGAATAGTTCTCGATGCTCTTAAAAGGATTCTAGAGCGAAGTCGATTGCAATCATCTGTTTTAGGAGAATGACTAGCACATGCGCAAATTCCAATACAAAACACTTAACGCCTTTACCGACGACGAACTAAACGCGCTTGGCGCGATATGCAAGCCAAGCAAGCGGAATGGGTTGCGCAAAATGGGAATAGCCAACCATGACCAACGCTGAACTAATCTCCTATCTACAGCAATTGCCGCCTGATGATGAGGTGGTGATGTATCACCCGATGATTCACGCGCCAATTAACCGCAATCGTATTCTGAGTGCGAACGGCAAAACCATCATTGACTCAAGCGGCGTTATGACTGATTGGCAACTGATGCCCAAAGAGCCTATTGTGATTAAAATGAATCGTTGGGATGTATAACGTAATATGACCGCCGACGAACTACACCCACTAGCGCAGCGTCTCATTGACGCAATGGCCGCGCAGGGCATACCAACCGAGGGTAAATACATCGCCATTCCGCCCGCACTGTGTAGCGCAGAAACCGCCGCGCAATTGCAAGAGCGCGTAGGCGCTCGGGTGGTTGTGGATGCCGAAATGCCGCCGGATCAAATCTCATTGACGGAAGACCAGCCGAGCCAAGAAGAGATTGAGGCACATTGGGCGAAGATGTTTAGCTGGCTTTGATGAAGGGGACAAAATGAAGGTAAGTGAACTGATAGCCGAGTTGCAGAAATATCCGCAAGACGCAATGGCGCTTGTGACGTGGGAGAAAACAGTGCATCACATCAGCGCTGATGGCATTTACGTTTCAAAAGACGGTATGTTGTTGATTGATGGTGACAGAAATCTATACAAAGATGTTTTTGTTGGCAACGGCGTAGAGGCAGAGGCATTCATAGAAGATTTTATGTATGAGCAGCCGGATTAAGCACAGCCGCCGAATGATGTAAAATACGCCCAACTTAATAAGCGTTCCAAACAAGGGCCGCAAGCCTTAATTGACTTGTGGCCCTTTTGTTTTTCCTCGTGATGGGGCGAACGCTTACACATGCCCGGATGGGCAAAGGGATAGGCGAGATGCCACAAGACGGAATTGAACCGCAAACTCAAGATAAACCGAATACGCCGACAACGCCAACGTCAAACGCTGAGCAGACATTAGAGCAGGTCAAAGCCGAAGTAGACACGATGCGGGCGGCGCTGAAAGAGGCGAACGCGGAGAGCGCAAAACGGCGCAAGCGATTGGAAGAGCTTGAGAAGGCCGAGACAGACCGCCAACAAGCGCAACTGTCCGAAACCGAAAAGCTCACCAAAGAGCGCGACACGTTGAAAGCCGAACTTGAGAAAGCGAGGGTCGATTCCGCAGAGCGAACCAAGCGACACGCGGTCGAGATGGCGGCGAAAGACGCGAAGTTTGCAAAACCGGCGCACTACGTTCACGCATTGATTGCCGCCGCTGGCCTCAAGATTGAGATCGGCGACGATGGCGAAGTAACGGGGATTGACGCGGCTATCAAGAAGTTGCAGGCAGACATGCCAGAACTTTTTGAGAAGCCAGCCGAAACACCACCTGCCAAGCCGAAAGGCACACCGCCGGGGCAATCAGCACGACAGACGGGCGCAAATGCGGGCAAACCGCAACCAACATCAACACTTCGATTCTAGGAAACAATCATGGCTGATTTGACTGTTACCGCCTCCGTCGTGGCGCGAGCGCATGACAACGCGGAGATTTATAACGGCATCGCCGCTGAAACCATCACCGCCGGTCAGGTCGTGTATTTGACCAGTTCCGGCGCGTATGGCGTGGCGAGTGCCAACGTTGCAGGCAAGCAACAGGCTCGCGGCGTGGCGCTGGGTGGCGCGGCTGCGGGTCAGGCGTTCTCGTTCATTAAGCGCGGTTTCGTTTCGGGCTTCACCATTTCGCAAGCCTACGACACCAAGCTTTTCGTCAGCAACACTTTGGGCGCGATTGCCGATGCCGCTGGCACGCTGAGCGTTCCCGCTGGGCGCGTCATGCCGATGGCTGATGCCTCGCTGACCAAAGTGGCGTTCGTCGATTTTGCGTGGGAGACGCAGTTCTAACACTGAGGTAAATCATGGGAAAACTTATTGGCGCTCTTAACGTAAACGACTCGGATCGTGAGTTTGTCAACACCGTAGGTCAGCGCGTGGTCTACGATGCGATCCAGCAACTTGTCGCGCAATACAACGCCGAATTGAACTTGGCGAAATCCGTCTTTGTCGAGGCGACAACGACCGACCACATGGAGCGCTATAAGCTCCCCGGCGGTGGTCGCTTGCAGCGTCTTGGCAATGATGGTAAGCCGTTGTTCAGCAAGCGCGGCGGATCGTGGGATGTGGCCTTTCCGTTGGAAGGGTTTGGCGATGCCATCAGCGGCAACCGCGTGGACATGGCCTATATGTCCATCACTGAGCTTGACCGTCACATTGACACGGTGATGACCGCTGACATGAACACGTATCGGTTCGAAATGCTCAAGGCGCTCTTGAACAAGACGGCCCGCACGTTTGTGGATTCGCGCAAAGGCACGCTCACCATTCAGCCATTGGCGAACGGCGATAGCGTGGTTTATCCGCCTGTGGTGGGTAGCGAATCTGAGGCAACGGAAAACTGCTACGTTGGCACGAACTACCTGCCTTCGGCCATCAGCGACACCAACAACCCCTGCCTGACCGTGCGCGACAAGTTGGAATCGCACTTCGGCACGCCGCAGGGTGGTTCTGACATTGTGATGTTCATCAACAATGCGCAGACGGCCAAGGTTACGGCGTTGACTGAGTTCAACCGCGCCGACACTCGCGGCGTGATCCCCGGTGTGAACACCGACCGCGTGACCGGCTTGCCGAATGTTCCGGGCCGCATCTTGGGCCAAACGGACTCAGGCGTGTGGGTCAGCGAGTGGCGCTGGATTCCGGCTGATTATGCGTTTGCCGTTCACTACGGTGTGCCTGCGCCTCTGAAAGAGCGCGTTGACCCCGTTGACACTGGCTTGCCTTCCGGCTTGAACATCATCACGACCAACGAAACCGACTACCCAATCACCGAGAGCTATTGGGAGCATCGCTTCGGCTTGGGCTGCGCCAACCGCTTGAACGGTGTTGCGTTGCAGTTCGTGGCCTCGACCACCTACACCACGCCGACCGCGTATCAATAACCAGTAGGGGTGGGGTTGACCTCCCCTCTCACTTTTGAAGGTTCAATGGATTTAGGAAACGCAATCGTCCGCACGCAGAAAGCGCAATCCGCACTCGATCAGAAGATGGATGTGCTGATGGCTAAGTTTGGTTTGCAAGATGGCGAATTGCCGGAGGGGGTATTGCCTCTTCCGAGTTTTGCCGACCGCATGACCGAAATGGAAGCCAAGCTCGATTTGATCCTTGAATCAATCGCCGCTTTGCAGCCAGTCAGCAAAAAGAAGGCGAGCGCGGACGGAGGGCAGTAGTGGCAATCACACGCGGCGCAGTGGAAACGGTTTTGATTCGTCGGACTCGGCTATGGATGGCTGAGTCAAAGATGGATTGCGCAACGGTCAGCGGTAACAACAAAGACCTTGCGGAGCCGATTTCGTGGTCTATGCGGCAATGCGGCTACAGCGTAGCCAGTATTGCCGATGCGACCGCCGCAGAGGTTGCAACTGTTGCCGACACTGACGCGGATAAGCTGCTTGACTATGCCGAATGGCGCTTGCTCAACAACATCCTGCAAAACTTTGCACTGGTGAACATCACCGAAGGGCCGCACAGCGAGAGCTTCGACCAGTTTCGCGCACGGCTTGAAGAGGCAATCGCCCGCAAAGATCGCTACATGAAAGCGACCTATGGAACAAACATCGGCACAATTAGCGGCGGCGAAATCCTATTGAACTTTCAGGAGGCGGGTGAGTGAGCGCATCGCGTAACCGTATCCGCAATGTCACAGCCTCCACGCTACGCCCCCCTTCTGTAGCGAATGGCAAAAGGGGCGAGATGGTGACGCATCTAACAAAGGTGTGCTGCTCTCGCCTCTTCCCAATCTCATCAGAGGATGCGCGGCGGGCTGGACTTGATACGCCGCTACGGATGTTTCAGACGCATGTGGACTCACTCACTGACATTCTCCCCGGCGATGTGCTGGTGGTGGATGGCAAACAGTATCCTGTTCGCTGGCACGAAGTTTGGCAGATGGGGCGCAAGCTCATCGTAGAAGAGTTGTTGAACGCATCACTACCATGATCGACATCACCATCAAGGGTATCCAAGAGCTAATGGCCGACAACCTGCGGGCTACGCGGGCGATTCGACCGAATGGCGCATTGGGCCGCGTGGTGAAGAAAGTCGGCCTATCGACGCTGCGCTGGATTGATGGCGTGGTTCACGTTGACACCGGGGCGCTCAGAGTATCGCAGCGCATCGACTACATCGAATCAGGCAGCGAGGCAACCGCGATCATTTTTGTAGACCCAACTGCGCAAAACCCGAAAGGGCAGTACCCCGCTGAGTATGGTGTTTATGAAAATCGGCGCGGTGGTTCCCATGCTTTCTACGACATTGGCGCGGACTACGCTCAGGCATACATCGCAACCGAGGCAATCTCTACGCTAAGTGTGGAGATTTTAGGCGCTTAAGCATGGCCGTTAGTCGAAAGCTCTACCGTCAATTGCTCGCTGATGAGATCGGCACAGCGTTAATGAACGCCAACCTCGTGCAAGCGGTCTACGGTTATCGCATTGGCAATTTCAATGGGCAATCGCCGGTTGTGCTTGTGACCAGCGCGGGCAGTGATCGGCGGCAAGAGATTACTGGCAGCGTTGACGCAGAGGTAGAGCTTTTGTTCGCGGTTGATGTGTTTGTGCTGTATGCAGACAAAGCGTCAAGTTGGACAGAGGCAAACGCGGAAGATGCGATAGATGACATTGAACAGACCGTCGCGGATTGGGTGTTAACCAATTCGAACGGCATTGCTAGAACGGAGGCAGGGCAGACGAGTTGGTTTGACTTGACCTTCAATGATCGAAGTGCAACAGGTTCGCTTCAACAGTCCGAAAAGTTGGGCGGACAAGAATATCGGCGCGAGCGCATGACCGTCACGGTTCATATACGCGCAGGCGCAAGTTAACGAGGTTTCAAAATGGCTTTAATTGCTACCAAAGATTGCGTAATTGAATTGTGTCCGAGCGCAGCCGATTGGATCATGCCCGCCACAATTCCCTACTATAACTTTTCGGGTCGTTCGTCCGACTTGAAAATGAACAACAAGGCCGACATTGCCAAGGTTCCAGTCTACGGCGCGGCCCCTGTCGCGTTTGCCGGTTACGCTGAGTTTAGCGTTGCGTGCAAGGCGTTTGTTGATTTGACGACTGGGCGCGTGACTTCGGTTACGATCACCGACCCCGGCACTGGCTACACCACCGCGCCGAATGTGACATTCGCGGGCGGCGGCGGATCGGGCGCAGCGGCTACGGCGATTATCAACACCGCTGGCAATGTGGTGGCCGTGGTGATAACGAACTTCGGCACTGGATACACCTCATCCCCGACCGTGACGATTGCCGCGCCGGGTTCAGGCACGCAAGCGACAGGCACATCCGCGATCAACGAATACACCGACGTTTACGATTGGCCGATGTTTGCCGCCGAGAAAATTGCCGTGCGTCTCTCGCCTGCGGGCAAGGGCAGCGCGGGCAGCAAGCGCCCGTATTTCACCGGCTACGTTGTGCGCGAGACGGTCAACCTCGATGCACCTGTCAACGGCGCATGGTCGTTTGAGTTCCAAGCGCAGGGCAGCGGTTCACCCACTCGCGGCGCTTACTAATCCTCTTTCGTGGAGTTCAGGCTAGGCGCAACAACACGCCTAGCCTGTTTAACGTATGGCTGACTTAACCCTCAGATTCCCTTCGCCCGATGGCCCCGGCTGGGTTCGCTTCTCGCGTGAGATTGACGGTGTGCGTAAAGAACTAACCACGATGGGCAAGCAGATGCAATCGGGCCAATGGAAGCTCACCGCACAAAATATTGACCGCCTCATTGACATTATTTTGCTTTTTGTGCCAGCTACATCACCCGACGACAAAGCCGCCGCACGCGAAACCATTCTTGATTTCTCATTCCCCGAATTGAATGACGCATACGTGAAGGTTGGTCGCTTGCTGGCTGAGGGCAAAGAATTGATTGATAAGCAGATTGAGGCACAACAAGAACAGCTTGACGCGATGGCGCAAGTGGAAGAGTAGCGCGAATCCGCACGCGGAATAACCAATCATGGGACGACAGGGACGCAGCGAATTACAGATTGTCATCACTGGCCGCGACAATGGCGGTGAGGCAACGCTGCGCCGCGTCCGTGACCAAGCCCAACAAACGAAAGATGCCGTAGGGGATATTGGCAAAAGCGGAGTGAGCTTAGAGCAACTCGGCCAATCTCTTAGCGGGCTAAGCGGGCTTTTTGGTCAGCTTGAGAATGCAATTCAAAACCCGACGCAAGCGGTAGGCTTGTTGGGCAAGTCGATGGTTGCCGCAGGCGCGGAAGGCGAGGCGGCGGCAGCAGGGATTGGGGCAGGCTTTGCCGCATTAGGCGGGCCGATAGGGATTGCGATTGCCGCTGTTGTGGCGTTAACTGCGGCGCTGGCTGCACTGATTGCCATTGGATACAACGCAGCCAACGCCTCAGCCAATTGGGGCGCTGCGGTTGATGGCATCCAGCAAGCTACAGGCGCAACGGCTGAATTTGCCTCCACGCTCGCCGCCGTTGGGCAGATCGCGGGCGTTTCTACTCAGTCCATTGAGCAATCTTTTGGCGCATTGGCTCGCAACATCTACACCGCTGGTCAGCAAATGCAAGCCATTGCGGACGCGCAGGCCAAGGCGCAGGCGAACGCGGCCAAACAGATTGAACGGATTCAAACTGATTCGGTCAATCGTATTGCAGATATTCAAGCGCAGGGCGCGGCGCGTATTGCGGCTATCGCCGAACAAACGGCGCAGGCGCGAGCGAACGCGGCGCGGGCCGAAGCGCAAGCAGAAGAACAGCACCAAGACCGTTTGGCCGAAATCATGGAGCAAGCCGCAGACCGGCGGCAGGGCATTGAGGAATCACACGCCGACGCGCTAGAAAACTTAGCCGAACAGAAAGCGAAGGCCGAATCGGATTATCAAGAGCGCAGGCAAGAGTTAGAAGAATCAGCGGACGCGGCTATCTCCGATGCGCGTGAGGCGTTGGCGGAACGACTGGGCGAGCTTGAAGAGTCGCACGCCGACCGCCTTACTGAGTTAGAGCAACAACTCTCAGACTTTCGTGAGTCTATCGAAGCTGACCGCGTGCGTCGTGCGCAGCGTGTGGCCGAGCAGATTCTTGGCATTGAGGAAGACGCGGAAGCCAAGCGCGAGTCGATCCAGTCGCGCATCAACAACGCCCAAAACCCGTTTGAGGAGCGAGCGTTACGCGCTGAACTTGACGGTTATAACAAGCGGGTTGAGGCAAAGAAGAAAGCGATTCAAGACGCGGCTTCGGCTGAGGAAGAGGCACAAAAGAAAGAGAGTGACAAGCAACTCGCCAAGCTGCAATCGCGCATTGACAAAGAGAACGCCGTCTACGCCAAACAGACCGAGAAACTAAAGGCGCAAGAGGCCGAGCGCGAGCGCGATTTAGAGCAATCGTTAAATAAGCAACTCGCCAAGCTGCAAAAGAACTACGAAGAGCGCGAGGCCGAATTAGCCAAGTCAATCGACCGCGAGAACAAACAATACGCAAAACAGATTGCCGATCTTGAAGAGCAACGCGCAAAACAGATTGAGAAAGAGAACAAAGCATACGCCGAGCGCATCAAGTCGATTGAAGAGAATTTGGCGCAGCAAGTCGCGGCCAATGCCAAGGCACAGGCGCAGATTGCCGCTGACACCGCCGCACGAATTGAGGATGAGAAGAAGCGCAGCGCCGAGGCAATTCAGGCCGTCAACGAACGGCTGCAACAGTTCTTGGAAGAGT